AATTAAGATTATTTAATTCTTTAAATGTTTCTATTGCTGGATATTTAACGCCGTATGATGTGTCATAATATCCATCTTCACCTAAAACAACTTTAATTGGTCTAACAACTATTGAATGATTATAATTGTTTTGTAATTCTGTATTAATTAGTGCTTGGCGTTCTGTATTTTTAATGATAAAACATTCTTTAGGTAAATCATTTACATTTAATACTTTAGTATATACTTTGCTATAATCTTTATTTGATACTTTCATTTTATTATATCCTATTTAATTAATTATTAATTACATTTATTATACATTATTAGTTCCAAATAAGTTCCAATATATTTACAATTAATTACAATTAACTTTAATTATAACGTGATGTTGTATAATACAAGTATAATATAAAAGAAAAATACATATAATATTCATTGTATAGTACAATATAAAACACTAGATAATGGTTGTATAATACAAGTAATACAATATACATGGGAACAAATGCACGGTTAACGCGTATAACTGTACGAATAAAAAAAAGATTGGAACATTTTGCAAGGTTGTGCGTTTAATGTTCAGTTTTTAACGTAGTTTTCAACCTAATTCTAACCCCATGGAGGGGCAACGACGACGGCACAACTATAAAAGAACACTCACACCCATTCTGACCCTATTTTTAAAACTATGTAACAGTTACACTAAAACTTTCTTTTTTATTTTTATTTTTTTCTTTATGTATTAGTACTAAGGATATAGTGTTTATAGTAAGTACTTATAAGAGTGCGTGTGCGCACGTATACTAAATATTAATGAATAATGCAAGCATTTTTATTTTTGATATATATTTTTTATATTATGCCATGGACATTAAGGAAATCAAAGGAATCCCGCATAAGCTCTATGATGACATGGAGGAGTTCAAGGCATTCAACCCAAATGAAGAGGTTGTGGGCGATTGGAGACATGGGGAAGTACATGACTGGGTAACAACCGATGATGGACATATATGCCAGGTGCTTGCACGTAGCGGTATTGCAAGTCATGGTTATAAAACTCCTCGTACAATTGTTAGAACTGTTTGTGGTTCATTTGTTGCACAGCAGAAAAGCAGTAAGATGCTTGGGGAGAATGGCGTTGCAGAGAACATTTATTCTTTTTCACGCAACTATAATTCCATTTATGATAGGCAGAACAATAGAAAGTTAAAATCAAGGGAGTTCTTGTTTGCAAGGTATGTTGCTGCAGGGGACAATGTTCTTAGTGCTTATCAAAAAGCCTACCCTAGAGCAAAGAATGAAGCATATATCAAGCATAAAATTAGTACTTTACTAAATAAAGAGGAAATAAAGACGATGGTTAAGGATGAGATAAAGAAAATACTTGCTGAAGAGGGTATATCACCCGAATGGATTGTGGCAAAGTATAAGGATATTGCTGATTTGTCTGATAGAGACACTGATAGGCTTCGTTCACTTGAAGCTTTAGCTAAAATGGCTGGATTGTTCGATACAGAGAAGAAACAAGAGCAGTTAACAGTGTTTACTGGCTTTACGCCAGAACAAATGGAGGCAATATCAAGTGGAAAAAAAACAGAACTTGTTGCACACAAAGATAAAGAAGATTAAACGTAGAGACCCTTGCGGTATTTGTGAGAAGGAGCTTTACTACAACAGCAAATATAGCCAAAGGGTGGGTTTATTTGACACACAATCTTTAAATCATAATATTATTGGATGGGCATGTCCTCATTGTAAGAGTGAATTTGATATTAACGATAATATTATGTATATTTATGGTCAAGATTACATGCAAGGAAAGAGTTAATGAAAATTATTTATAAATATACAGCCACAGATGGAAAAACCGAACAGTCCTCTCTATCTCACTACGCTCAAAGTTATAGCGAATATCCTAATCCGTTTGTGGCTGGTTATTGGTATTCTAATGGCAAATAGTATTCTTGACAGTTTTATGTATCAAGGAACTGACCCTACATTTAGTACAATAATTACTCCTGAGATGTTGGAACAATTAAATCCTAGACAATTAGAAACAATTAGTGCTGTTCAAACAGCAAACCAAGTATTGGAGGATAGCGGTCTATCTAATGTTAGCGATTTTATGATAAATTTAGCTATGACAGAATCTAATATAGGTGGAGATAAAGAATGGGGAGGTTCTTATAGTCCATTTCAAATTGACCCTATTGGATATGAGGATATTGTGTCTAAAGGTAAAGCTGGAGAAGGAAAAACATTAGAAAGAGCAAGTATAGTTAATGAACTTTTACAAAATATGGGATATGGAGAAAATTTTAATATTCTTGATTTGTCGCAAGATGAACTGAGAGAGCCTATGATAGGGGCCTTATTGACTAGAATGAAACTTGGAACTATAAAAGAACCAATTCCAACTGACTTAGAAGGTCAAGCTGATTATTGGAAAAAATATTGGAATACTAAAGCTGGAAAGGGGACACCTGAACATTTTATTAATCAAGTTCAATCCTATAATATAAGCCTTGGCGCTAAAACATATGATGATACACCTTTGGAAAATAATAAAACTCCATTAGATATATTAATGAATTTCATTAAGAAACCTATTGCTCCATAATGGCAAATTTAAACCTTAATGGTAATGTATCTCAAAATGAAAAGGTTCTTGAGATGGCATATAAAGACCTTATCGTATTTGGTAAATTATTCTCCCCGCAAGACTTTTTAGCATCATCAACACCAGATTTCCATAATATAGTCGGTAAAAAGCTTTTAGATAGAAAAAATCAACAATTGGCGCTTGTATTGCCTCGTGACCACGCAAAGTCAACCTTGGCTGCTACTGCGGTACTGCATAGGTTTTTATTTGCGAAAAAAGAAAGCCCAGAATTTATCGCTTGGGTTGGCGAGGCACAAGACCAAGCAACAGATAACCTTAATTGGATTTCTAATCATATATATGAAAATCCTGCAATTCATTACTATTTTGGTGATTTGCAAGGCGATAAGTGGACTAAAACCGAAATTGTATTGAAAAATAATTGCAGGCTTATAGCTAAGGGCACAGCACAAAGATTAAGGGGGAAAAAACAATTATCAACAAGATATACTGGAATTATACTAGATGATTTTGAATCAGAGTTAAATACTAAAACTCCTGAAGCAAGGATGCATATTAAGAATTGGGTAACTGCTGCTGTGTATCCAGCGATTGATTTTGATAAAGGAGGGTCATTGTGGTGTAACGGAACTATTGTTCACTATGATTCTTTTTTACATGGACTTGTTAAGGGATATACTGAATCACAAAATAATGGAGAAGAGTATTCTTGGGATGTAACAACATATAAAGCTATACTTGATGATGGGACTCCATTATGGCCTTCACGTTGGCCAATAAAGAAATTAGAAGAAAGAAAGCAGTTTTATATTGATTCTGGTACTCCATCAAAGTTTTATCAAGAATATATGAATCAAGCTAAGTCTCCTGAAGACCAAATCTTTGCTGAGGAGGATATTACTGATAATTTTTATAAAGGAAGTATTAAATTTAATGAAGAAGCAAATTCATGGTATTTAACATTAGATGATGGAAGGAAAGAATATGTCAATATTTACATTGGAGTTGACCCTGCTTCAACGCTTAGTGCTAGGAATGATTATAGTGTTATTATGGTTATTGGTGTTACCTCTGAGTTTGATTATTATATTATTGAGTATTGGAGACAGCGAGTCCTCCCAATGGATTGCGCAGATGAGATATTTAAAATCGCAGAACGATATGACCCAATCAAGAGAATAAACATTGAAACTATATCATACCAGGAAATGTTGAGGGATTATGTTCACAAGAAGAGTAAAAGAGATGGAAAGTTCTTACCTGGGATTGAACAAGGAATTAAAGGTTATGGAAATCAAAAAAAGAAAGATAGGCTATTTGAAGGACTACAACCTATGTTTAAGGCTGGGGCTGTTCATCTAAAGAAGAATATGCATGAGTTTATTGGTGAATTACTTGATTTTCCAAAAGGAACCCATGATGATACAATTGATGCATTTTGGTTATCAACTCAATATGCAAGAGGAAATAAAAAAGCTGGAAAAGCTAAAAAAGTTAAAAATAATAAAAATGAGTGGGAAACCCCTAAAAAAACGTATAACTGGATTACAGGTTCACGTATTTGATTATTAAATAAAATTGTTTTATATTACACACTATGATAGAAACAGATAAAAGAGCAGAACACACAAAAGAATTATGGAGAAGATGGTCTGATGCTAGAAAAGAATGGGAAAACCATGCTCGTGAAGATATTGATCTCTATTTAGGCAATCAGTTTAGCCAAGCAGAGTCTGATGAACTTGCATCAAGAAATCAGTCAAGTATTCCTCTTGATAGGATATATTCAGCTATTGAACAGTTTAAAGC